TTGACGGGTAATAGTCGTCTCTCTCCCTCTATTGCCAACCCATGGTGACACTCGGAAAACAACTGAATTACCAAATTTCTGCAATTCAAGCTGAATGAACTTGTCATTAGTGAAGATATTGCGATCCAGCTGTTCATTGACGACTAGCTGGTCTTTGTAGTAACACATCCACCATATTTGGTCAGACAGTGCACTATTGTCTTTCAGTATCATCTGGAAGATTGGCTTGCCGTCACTTTCTAAGGTTGTTTCGAGTGAGCCAACCTTTGAGACACCAGTTTGAAAACGTGTCATAACATCCCACGTGAGATTGCTCTTGAAGTTACCATTATGTGTCTGAGCAAGGTTGTGTTTGATTGAAGGCCCATTCCAATACTTGTGGTCGCCAGTAATACTGGACCAATTAGGCTCAACCTTCCAGCCATCGTACCTGTCCTCTGTCCAAATCGCATTGCCGATCTGTTCATTCGGCGTAGCTGGGTTGTCTCCCCAGTAAATATTATTGGAAGCTGCTTGATTATCCATGTGCGAGCCTTGAACGGCTGCCAAATTCAAAGCTACTTCACTTTCTTCGCTGGCATATCCATCAATTTCTTCAGGATTACCAAATTGAAGCACGCCACCCTGACTATTGGCAAATCCTATAAATCCATTATCTGCATGCATAGTTGCCGTAATAACTGGCTCAACAGGATAGGTACCACCATTGTGTACCGTGATGGTGTTGGTATAGTATTCAGGATCAGCTGGGTTAGGTGACCACATTGAAGGCATTTTACCAATTTCTAGCTTAGGCAGCTTGATGTAAACATCTAGCGGACTATTAGTAGTATCAAAATACATTACGATTGTCTTGTTCGTGCTATTAACAAGCCGTCCAGTTTGACTGATACGAGACCATTCAGTGCCAATGGTGCCTACTACTGGGTTCTTGTCACCAGCTTCTATACCAAACGTTGCAGGCTTACCTGTGCCTTTAACATCAGCACTATAAGCCCAATCTGAGCTATCTGGTAATTTCTCATTAGCATAATCAAGAAGAAATATACCAAGAGCACCACCAATGCCCTGTTTTGCTACGATGTGCCACATATTAGTAGTGCTATCAAATGGCTCTACTGTAACCATCGCGTTGCCGTTTATGCTATAGACATCTCCAACTGCTTTAGATTTTAGGTAAAGGTTTACTGGCATGTCCTTGTATGGCATGTTGTTAGCCGTCTGCGTGGCTACCGAGTGGGCGATGCCACCATCTGGACAGACGAAGCTGATCGAGATTGTCCCTGATCGAAAGCCTTCGGTGAAGGTAGGCTGACTGTCTACGATGGCTAGATAATATTTATCCGGCTCATCTCCAAAGATTAGTTGTTGTGGTTCGTCCGTATCAATAGCAGCGGCCAAGGAACGCCTTAGTGGTACCAAATTGTCATTTGCAACAATCCCAGTTACCACAATCTGCTTGACGTCCCTCGATGTGTATTGCAACATCTGGCCATCACTAATCCCAACCTTTTGCATTGTGTTGACGTGAGTAGTGCCTATGTCGCGCTTGACCATCTGCACATACATATACTTACTAATATCTACGCCAGCGTATGTGATGCTTATGCCTGCTTGCTTCATTAAATGGCCCCTCCTTTCCAATAATTATTGAACCTGTCTTTTCTGTCGTTATACTGCTTAACTTTTGGTGCAACTTTTGGATAAAATTGATCGTCACCAACTTGAAGCACAAAGCTAAGTTTCGTTAGAAGGTCGGCAATGTTGTCCAACTTCTTTCCTAAATCATCTGTACCACTGTTTTCGGTTTCAGTAATGGCACCATTACCAAGATTGTGATTGATGTTGGTAACAGCCTGACCTAGTAGTTGCCAAGCACGGCTTGTTTTGGTAAGTGGCAAGATTGTTTCTGGCCCAGCTTCGCCAACAAGCGCGTGGATTGGCCGTGTGATCAAGCCCCCATTGGCGTAACCTTCACGCCCACTGACACGTGCAAAAGCAGAACTTCCTGAACCGTAGATGGATTTCATGTAGTGAATACCAGCCAGCAGGTCATCATAGCCGTTATAAACATCGCCATGACCAGGGAACTTGTTCGCATTGAACGTTGGCCCAATAGTTTGTACAAGCCCCATTGAAGGTATGCCGGCCTTAGCATTGCTATCCCAAAGGTTAATTGCCCTAGGATTACCATTGGATTCACGTTGGATGACTCGCATCCAAGCCGCAACTTGGTATGCTGAGGCATCAAATCCATTGGCCTTTAAAGCTTTGATGACAGATGGCTTCCAACGTTGCACGCCTGAGCCACCAGGATTGGCCGTACTCATTTCTTCTTCCAACTTTTTAATGCGGTCAAAGAAGCCTGCTACGCCTTTTACATCTTCATCACGTAAAGCGGCTGAGGTGTGTTGAGCCATTGAACCAGCGCCAGCAACTGAATTAACGTTGAATATCTTCCCCGCTAAATTGGTGAAAAACTTCAATGGATTTCCAACTTGTGTCAGGATATTGCTAACTGTTGAGCTTACCTTGTCCCATACTTTTGATGCCGTCTTCTTAATCCCGTCAATAATGCCGTCAAGGCCGCCTAAACCATTAGCATAGCCAGGCAAAACATGTCCCAATTCTCCAGCCAACACCTTAGAAGTATCGCGTGCGTTTAAGATGTAGTCACCTTGCTGTACTTTCGTCAGCTCGGGACCGTTAGCTCCCAACAGTTTATACGTACCAGAGTAAGGCTTGTACTGAAGTTCGGGGCCGGCTTCACCAACTAGTGCCATGCCATTCTGAACGGAACCACCATTTGCATATGCAAGTTGTTGAACCTGTGAATAACCATAAGTTGGCTTGGCTGCTGGCATTTTGTGTCCACCAAAGAAACCAACAATTTTATTCCACCAGCTGCCTAATCCACTGAAGATATTGCCAGTGCCATTCGCTTGTTTTGATGCAGCTGACATTGAACTGTTAGCCTGATTAGTCATGTGTCTAACAACCGTTTGTGATTGATCCGCAGCTGCTGTGGAAACACCGGCATCTGCTAACTGTTGCTGTGTGATAACTTCTGACTTCTGCTTAGTGATGGCAGAAACTGTATCTTTGTACTGGTTATTGGCGTGCTTTGTGACTTTGTTGTACTGGTCTTTAGCAGCGCCCGAAGTATCATCTCGCTGCCGTCTTGCCTTTGATACGATGTCTTCATACTGAGACTTGCTAATAGTTCCCAAGTCTTTGTACTCGTGGTCTGCCGTTGATTTGGTACTCTTATAGCGCTCATCAGCAGCCTTGATAATGTCATCACGCGCCCGCTGTGCAGGTTTGACTGCAGCTTCATATTCCTTCTTGGCATTTTTGGCCGTATTATCCAACTGCTTAACGTTCATAGTGTTCTTATGCTTGTTGAACTCAGCCAATAGCTTTTCTTGCTGGTTTGCACCGTTCTTAACAAGAGTTGTAATTTTGCTATTGTTGGTAAGTTGATCCTTTGCATATTTATTTGCATAGGATTTGTAGGCCGCTAGTAGTTCCTTGTTCTTTTCATTTTCATATTTCTTAGAATTAGTCCCGTACTTTTGCGCAATTTGCTGTAGCTTTTTGGTATTGCCATTAGCAATATTTTGCGTTTGCGTGTAGTAGGCATTGGCATCTTTAGCCATTTGAGCATAAGCAGATTTCTTTGACTTAGCTGCCGCTTCATCAGATTTTTTAGTCTTAGCAAGTTGCTCATCGGCTTGTTTCTGAGTTAAGACGCCTTCTTTAACCAATTTTTTTAAATCAGATGCGGAAGCCTTTTCTTTCTTGGCATAGTAGCTGTCAACACTCTTGCTCATCTTTGAGTAGGTATCATTTACAGACTTTTGTGCCTTTGCAATGGACTTAGGATCCGTGCTGAATGAAACAACCAGCTTCTTGGATAAAGCCTTGGTGTATTTGGAAAATGAATCTCCCAAGGCCTTGGTATCAGAGCTAAGTTTAGGAGCCTTAACTGTGACACCCTTGCTAGCATCATTCATGGCCTTCTTAATTGTCTTGGCCCATCCCTGCACAGTCTTAGTTGATCCTAATGCATCACCAATCGCTGCACCTATTCCCGCACCAGCAGCAGTGCCAGCGCCCGGTATAACAGAGCCTAAAGCAGCACCTATTCCAGCGCCAATTGTTGCTCCTGTTCCTTTTGAAGCCGCCTTAATCTTTTCCTGTGAGCTATTCGAAGTAAGTGCTTGTACAATACTGCCTGCAACATCAATTCCAGCACCAATGCCGCCTAGTTTGCCTAAGCCGCCTACAACTCGGCTGCCTAAACTGGCTTTTTCGACTGTGCTTGCAGCCGCGCTCGCCCCACTTTCTGCAGTGGCTAATGAACTACCAGAGCCTTTTAGCAGTGAAAAGTTAGAAGCTATTTTGGCGAACAGACTTGTTTTGCTTAAAGCTTTCAGACCGCTGTACACATGACCTAATCCTGATGCAAATTCCAGTGCTTTTTTTGTCATCCAAAGCCCTGCAATTATTTTGACGGTAGTTTGAATATCAGATTTGTTTTTGACAATATCATCTAGCACATCATGGATAGCTTTTAGCGGGTCTTTCATCGTCTTTGCATTAGTACCACCAACGTTTAGCCAACCAGCAATATCTTTGATTGCGGTTTTAAACAGGGACCAGACTTCTTCGCCAGCAATTTTGGCAATGTCCCACATATCTCCGGCAATACCAGTAACATCTTTTTTGTGTGCGGAAATATAGTCAAGAATGTCTTTCGCTCGATTAGCAATATTAGCTAGGCCTTTACCAAGATCGGTAGCCGCTTGCTGTACAACTGGTGAAGTTAGAATGCTTGAAAGTGATTGCATACCACTATTCTTGACATCAAATAGTGGTGCAGTCATTTTAGCCTTTAATGTGATCCAAGCGCCTGACATTTGAGCCATTGCGCCTTCACTGGTTTTTCCAAATTGGTCAAATGTGCTCTTGCTTGTTGTTCCAACTTTATAAACCAAGTCCATGAAGTCGTTAGACTTGATTTTACCGTCAGCAACCATTTTGGCAAATGACTCCTGACTGACTCCGGCAGCTTTGGCTAATTGTGCACCTAAGGTAGGAGCCTGCTTTTCAAGTTTGGCAAGGTTGGTTGTGGTTAAATCACCCGAAGCAACAACTCGCGTCATTGCCTTTGACAAAGCGTCCATGCCGTCTCCGCCTTTATGCGAAGCAGTGGCAATGCTAGCAATACCAGCAGAAATGACGAGAGTTTTACTTGTGACACCATGCGTCATGGTATCAACAGTGGTTT